GGGGAAGTTGGAAACAGAGACAACGCTTCCGCTGACTGCAGAGGTAATATCAGAAATAGCCTGTGAGCCTAAAGATACAACGGTATGGGCAGGGATATGCGCCCCCCCATCAATAATGGTGGAAAGGGTGGTTGCCGACTGGTTGCCGTCTAAAATTGGAAGAGCCATTTTCTTAAATCCCCTTGTTAAATTGTTCCGATATAGAAGCTATTCAATGCATCGCTAAAGTCATATTCCCGAAGACCATCGGATAGCTCGCTTGGGGTTGCAAATACATTGATTGTCAGCCCTCTTTGCCAAGCCCTTTTATCGGTTCGGATGGTGGGGGATTGGCTTAAAATCCTAGCCATATACACCTTTGTATTTAAAATCTTGTCTTGAATTTTAAAAGCTAGGGTTGGTGTTTCCTCATAAAAGGCTTCAAAAATCTCACAATATCTTGCATCAAAATCTTCTTGACTGACCTTGGCAGAGGTATCGCTATAATTGACCGCCACGCTTAAATCATAAACCCCGGTATAGTTTCCTAATAGCTGGGTATTGATGGAGGCCGATATGGTTGCATAGGGGAAAAGCCTTCTCCCTGTCCTGTTTGTGGTATAGACATTCAGCCCGGAAACGCTCGCAAGCAAATCCGCAATCGCATCTTCCACTTCGTATTGGCAACTTTGGCTCATTGTTTTGCGGTTGCGTTTATGTCTAGAGTGACTTGCCTAGACCAAGTTCTGTTCCTTGAGATAATTTGAGGACTTTCCCCTGTCACCTTGGCAAGATAAATTGTGCAAGAAGTTGCGTTGGTCATATAAGAGGCAAGGTCTGGATCACGATAAAGCCCCGCAACTATGCTTTGGAATTTTTGGTCGAAGGCTTGTTTGGTATTCCCATCCGCCCTTGCGGTATAAGTTAGCGTTGCGGGAACGCTAAAAAGCCCTGTGAACGGCCCAAGAAGCTCTGACCCTATCTGGGCTTGGGCAACCAAGCTGGGGAGCGTCCTTGCGGCTCCTCGCTCGCTTGTGTAGGGATTAACGCCAGTCACCCCGGAGACTGCATTTAAAAGCCCCTTTTCCACCTCCCTTTCGATGGAAGCCATAAATTAGGTCGATATGTCGGCAAGTTCGATGGTATATGAAATGCCGTCCGGGGAGAGGCTGAAGCCTGCGATCATTCGCTCGTTCCCATCCAAAGTAACCAACGCCCCGATTGTCGGTGCGGAAATTACCCCGGCACAAACGACCATGCTTTGAGTGATCCGAAAAACCTCCCCGCCAACATCAAGCTCGGAGGAGGTTGCCAAGTCCGTGACGCTTGCAGAAACCGTGTTCGTTGCAAGCCCTGTCACGCTAGTCCATAAATCGCTTATGACATAGGACAAGTCGTTGCCGAAATAAGAGGTGGAAATAGCCCCGCCCATCAAACCCACCCCTAGTGTCAATCCATTCTTACCAGCCCCTCAAACTCAAATATATTGTCAGTTTCCCACTCGTTTTTCTGTCCCCAAAATCGGCTTTCCTTGTCCCTTCTTGTGGCCGAGGCAAGGATGATGGGGGCTGAGTTGATCGCCCAAAACTCTTCAGCATCCCGAATCGCTTTTGCCATCTGCTCAACGCTTTGGGCGGTGTAGGTTCTTAATCCTTGAATTTGAAATTCCGGGGGGCAAAGGATGATGATGTTGTCTTTCCCAAGCTCCTTGGCGGCTGTCTGGATAAGCTCTAGGGGATTCCTTTGGTAGCCTTGCGAGATTCCAAAGGGGGCAACTAGGTGGTATTTTTCTGGAAGCCCCAAAGCCTTATCTGCTCCAAGTGAATCTAGGATGATATTGGTTTTATCTGCATCCTTAATTCTTGGGTCTGAATAAACAAAGTCAGCCCAAGTCTTTTTGCTTTTCCTATATTCAGCATATTTGTTAGGCCAAATTTCCAAATCTATGATTTCCGCATCCCAAGGGGTTTTGCTCAGTGGCTTGGCATAGGAAACCATATCGAACACGCCGTGATATTTTTCAAAACAATCAAATAAAACTTCGTGGCCTTGGTCGGCCAAATACTTACAAGCCGGGAGGCATCGGAGAACATCCCCAAGCCTTTGATGATATTTGATGATCTTAGGTTGCATCGTCCACAACGCTCCTATCCTGAACATGAGTGAAATATCTATTTAGGCGAACCGGGCCGTGGGTCTTTTGTAGCTCCTCCCAAGATTTTAGAAGCCCTGCGTAGCCATAAAAATCTTGCTTAAAACTGACCTGATTTTCCGTAGAATAAGCGAAATGGTCAAAGACCATGCCCATCTCCTCGGTGACTCCCCTTGGGATTCTGATGGGCTGATGATTCAGAATCGGCGGCTCATGGCTTGTAAATTCAATGCCCTCCCCCCATTTCCAAGCTCTGTACCATTCGTAAGGATAGCATCCAAGGCCAGAGCGTGAAACGACAACCTTTTTCCCTATATAGTAGTTGCAAAAGAATTGGGCGGTGGTTCCCGGTGTTCGGTCAATCAAAAGCCTATAAATATCTTCCATTTGTTTCTCTGTCCAAAATTCATCGGCATCCTGTTCCATCACAACCCCCGCCTCCACGCCTTCCAACGCCCTTCGTATCATCTCAATTTTTCCATCGAAAGGCTTGTTTTGGTATTGAAACGATACCTTTGGATGCTTTAGATTTTTAAGATATTCGTGGGTTCCATCTATTGATACAAAATCCTTATACCATTTCGAGGGAACTTCCTTGCACCATCTCGTGCAGTTTCTGGGATTGCTCACCCCTTCCACAATCCTCCATTGCCAAGGGATAGTCAGCTTTTGATACGCCTCTAATTTTTTAGAAATAAAAGGCTCGCCGTTCAATACGATTGTGAATATGGTTAGCATTTGCCGTAAAGAACCTTGATTTCAGAGCAGAAAGAAACAAGGTCAATTCTCCAAGGATTAAGCCCAACTCCCCTCATCCATTCCAAGCAAAGACCATCGTTTCCGTGGTGGGATTCTATTGCTATTTGTTCTATGGAATATCTTTGGTTGATTCCAAAAAAAGCGGCCTCCATCCCCTCAATATCACATTTTATGATTTGTGGGTTATGCGCTGTGATAAGCTCAAGAATATCTTCCTTTGCCCTGATTGGCTTATGGTAAAATATGCCTTGAGGAAATTCCTCTGAAAGTTTTCGAATGTCTGCGCCGTTATGGTCTAAGCCGATATATTGTTTGGGGTTTTGGCTAATGAAATATTTGGCTGTTCCATTGCCTGCTTGCCTTTCTTCCTCAGTCCAGAATCCGCAACCTAAATCAAGAATGATTTTCCCGCCACAATCCAGATGTTCCCAATGCTCTTTGGGGTTCTCGGAATGAATTATGCCTTCGATCATTTCCTAAAAATGGCGCACCCATTCCTCCAAGATTGCTCCTCCCATAAAAGAGGATGCCCCGCTGTTTTTAGCCATTGATAGTTCCCATGATTCTTAATGTCGTTTGTATCGTCTAGGGCAATGATCCCGCCCTCCCTAACTTTGGGAAAGAACACCATAAAATCTGCCTTGCCGGAGAACGCTCCTCCGTCCAATAGCAAAAAATCAATCTGATCTTTTAGGCTTAAATGTCCCCAAATATATTTTCTAGAAACCCTAAAATCCTCCTTATGCCATTCTATGATTTGTTCCAAGGGATATTGATTTAACTTGGTTTGGGTTGTTCTGTAAAAATCTTCCACGGCCTCCACGCTCATCCACATCATCGGATTGCTGGAAAGCTGATTGATGGCAAGCCCTCCCTGCCTTCCATCGAGATTGTATTTGTGCCTTGCTATGCGGTCGGGATGAATCTCAAAACTGAATAGTTCCCTTGTCCTTATGCATTGTGTGGAGCCATCCCCGGTTCCTCCCCCTATCTCAACGCCAAGGGAAAGCCCCTTGCTGTATTTTGCTAAGGCTTGGCCGAATGGGTCTTTTAAGGTTATTTCTTGCACTTGGGTTTTTCAAATTCTGCGGTGTATTTCAACGCCTTCACAATCACATAATTCAGCACTGCCTCCTTGTCGTTTGCAAGCAACTCCATCCCAAGTTCAAAAAGCTCTTTCCCTGCCTTTTCATCATATTCAACATCAACCAGAACATACTTGGTTTTATCGGGGCGGGGTTTGCCAAATTTAACCACGCCAAGATTTTTTGGGTCGGAAAGCTTGGTTTTTCTAATTCCAAGAATCGGCTTTTCTTTTTTCATAAATGGCTTTTCCTTTTTCATAGAACTCTGGCTTGTTGTGGTTTCTGATTAGATCATCCGGCTTCCCGCCTGTAAAGAGGGGATTTTCGTGCTTAAATTGAATATGCTTGGCCTCAATCACAACCCCATCACCATAAGCTCTTTCCGTAAATTCGTTATCTGAATAAATGCCATCCGATTCTTGATAATCGGGGTGGAACATAAAGCCCCCCTGCTTTTCGAGCCTCTTTTGCGTTAAAATCGCCATGCAGAGGAGTTTGTCGGTTCTAAGCCCATCAGATATTGCCAACACCTTCTCCTCATTTGTAGCCCCAATAGCGGTCGAAATTAGGGCATCCCAGTGTCTCGGCGGGCTCCAATCATCGCTCATTTGAATTAGAATCTCGCCCTTGGCTTGTTTTGCTCCATAGTTCCAAGCGTTGACGATCCCGCCGGGGTTGCATCGAATGGCTTGGTGGGGAGTGTAGTCTTGGGGGTCATCGTGATCCACGACAAAAATCCATTCCACTTCGAGGGGCTTCTCTGCCAAGCAAAGCCATTGCCACCTTCTTTGCCAAGCGATTTGCGGCCTTCCCCTTGTTGCGTGGATGATGGAGATTTTGGGGGCTGGCCTTGCCTTCTTCATCTTTTCAACCTCACCCATTTCCTTAACAGAAGCGGAGGCGGTTTCGTATAAATCCAAGGATTGCCATTGATAAATCGCTTCGTTCAAATTCCAATAATGAGCCTTCGGCCTTGGGAGCGTCATGCAAGAGCGCATCACTCCCCAGCACTTAATCCATTTTCCGTGGGCGGCGTATTCTTGCCCTGCCCAGAAATAGGCTTCTCTTCGATCCGGCATAAGGGTTATCGCCTCTCCAAGCCATTTGAGTCTTTCTTTTTCCGGGGCGATCCTTCCCAAATTGGTCAGCACATCATATCGAAGCGTGTCCTCTAGGCTTTCAAACATGAGAGCCTTTTTGCTTGTCTCATAACATTCCGGGTATTTGCCCGAAAGAAACTGCTCTTGGGCTTTGTAGTAAAGAGCATTGGGGGCGGGTTCGATGACATCCTCTAGGATTCGGAAATTTCTCTCTGCGCTTGTTGGTTTGTATCCGTGGGGCTTGTGAATCCTTACAATCTTATCAATCCCAATCAGCTTGTTTGGTTCCTCGGCGCACAACATTTCGTGGACTCGGTTTTTCCATCTGCCCCTGCCCTTCCTTAGTGCCATCTCTCTAAGGGGATTTAGAGAGGCATTTTCCACCCAATAACGAAACGCAATTAAATCCGCTACCCTTTGATTGGCTTGGTCAATCGCATCGTCCACGATTTGCGGGGCATCTTTCGCCATCTCATCATCTGCATCCACCCAAAAAGACCAATCGCAAGAACAGGCATTTAAGGCCGTGTTTCTTGCGGTGGCGAAGTCGTCTATATGAGGCCAGTCAGTTTTTTGATTTTGATAATGAACGACTTTAGCCCCAAGATTTTTGGCAATCTCCTCAGTCTTATCTGGGACTTGCGATCCCCTTGCGATACATATAACTGTTTCAGCGGCAAGTGGGGCAAACGAACGAATACATCTTTCAATATACGCCTCTTCATTTCCGGCGATTAAGTACAGGGAGACAGGATTTCTCATTGAGGATTTCAGGATTTAGGATTTATTTTAAGGGCTTGTCAATGCTTCTTGGGCATCCTTGGCGGCCGACATATCGGAGTATTCTGGTAGGCTGTCATAATCTATTGGCCTTTGGCATCCAGAAAGGATGATTGCCAAGACTAGCCACCTCACGGCAATCCTAGTCCTTGTCCGAGGGTGGTTTTGTAGAGGGAGCGGACAGACGAGAAAACATTTCCCTTGTCATGTATAACAACAACTGCGGCTATTAAGCCAAGAAATGGGCGCTGTCCACTGAGATTTAGCCCAATACGAGCAGTAAGAGTTGTTGCACTATTGGTAGGGGTAGATGATCCAGAAGATACATCACGGAACGCTGTTATGCTTGATTTATCCCAAAACAAGCCAACACTTGCAAATTGTCCGTCTGTTGCGACTCCTGCATCTGAAGACTTAAATCCACCATCATAAACCTCTGATTTTATGGGGCCGGGAGATGAAATCCCTTCATTAAAAAGCTCAAATCCTTGATTCGGCCCGTCAAATTTTTGAGAATAAATCATTCTTCTGGCAAGCCGATTGGTTGTATTTGCGGACGCATAGACACAAACATTATTAAAAGCAGGGTTAAATGAAGTCTCAATATAATCGTTTGACCCATCAAATGAAATTCCGTCCGCACTCCATGTCGGCCCACTGGTTAGCGTTCCATTATATGTTCCAAGACCGCCAAGAGAGTAGGCCGTTGTTCCTGTCCCCGCATTCTGGGAGGAGCGGAGAGGCCAAGAAACCATCGAACTCCACAAGCCCAAATCCTTGATTCCTTTTACAAAATCATTGATTTGAATTTGTGCGGTTGAATCGGTAATTCCAGCGGTTGCAAAATAAGCTAGTGCATCGGCATCAAAGGCCGCAGTCCTTGGGCTTATCCCAATCCCATAACCAATGGAGAATCCCCCCATTGGATTTAGTCTCCAATAGCTAGGACGATTCCGCTGTGAAGGGTGAAGCCTTGCAGGTCTCCGGCAAGATAGGTTCCAGCCCCAATGTTGCTTGCGCTTCCCGCTGTCGCATTGGCAAGGTCGCTAAAGCCTGTGACGGTGCTGGTAATGCTGGAGAATTTCGAATCGGTCACAACATAGATTCCGGCGAACTCGCCAGTCACGGCCGCCGTGGAAGTCACATAGCGGGTTCCGGGCGTGGCGGCGTGGGAAATCTGATCGTAATAGGGTTCGGACTGGGTGAGATTTGCCATTGTAATTTTCTCCTTATGTCAATTTGAAAGAAAGAGGGGCTAGAGTTTTTTAGGCTCTAGCCCCTCGGAGGAACCACACAAACCGAATCTTTAGCTGGCCGAGTAGTTCGTGGTAATACGAACCGCCGCATTGCTGTCGATCACAACTTCATCGGTGTTCATGCGAACCCGAAGAACATTGGAACGGCGAGCCTCATCACGGTAGGATTCGCTGACGAACCCGGCCGCATCAGCCGCCCAAACCAGCGTGCGCCCGATTCCACCAGCGGTGAACTCACCGCCAGCGATCTGACCAACGATGATCTTGCTGTCCGGCACGATGAACGAGCCGCTGTAAGCCTTGCCCTTGTTGGCGGAGTTGTAAGCCGCACGCCCGACTGCGAGCGTCTCAACGCCCAGAGCGGCCGCAATCTCGGCCTCATTCAGAAGGCGAGCCCCGGTGTTGGAGATAACACCGAAGAACTGATTCTGGAGGAGGGTGGAGCGGCGGATCAACTCAAACACATTCGCCGACATCGCAATGCAATTCGGCTGATAGCCCAGCTTGTTTAGGGCGAGCTTGGCGGCGGCGACATCACGAGCAACATCAACCGTGGCGATGTTGCTGTTCGTGTAGTTGACTGCCGCAGACTGGTCAGCCGTGGCGAAGGGGGTGCTTCCAGCCCAGAGCAGGTCGGCAACACGCTTTTCGTGGCCGATTTTGATCTGGCGGAGGAGGAACTTGGCGGTTTCAGACTCAACCGCAAAGAAGCGGTTCAAGTCTTGCACGCTACCATCATCAAGCAATTCCTCTAGGCCGTACTCCTGTGTGTCATAGTTGGCCGAGGTGAAGGAACGGATGCCCCTCTGATACTCGGAACCATTACCACGAGCCGCCGAATTGTTGGAGAGCAGGTCAGCCGCCGCAAGCTCAACCTTCAGATAGGTTCCGCTCTTGGCTTGCACATTCTGCAAGGGGAGAAGGGTTGCGCCGATCAAACCCACATCGGCTTGGGGAGCCTCGATCAACGCTTGGTTGATGTCCGCCCGAATCGTAGAACCGCCAGCGATATAACTCATTGTCTATTTATCCTTGGTTAGTTGTTAATCTTTAGTCAACCTTGAGGGGGATGGCGATTTCAATAACCGCACCATCCACGCCAGCTTCGAGGGCAATGCCGCAAGAAACCGTGTTGGCCGCAAGGGTAGTCACAAGGCCGGAAGCATCGAAGGAGAGCGAATCCCCAACGACACAGCTTCCGCTGATTGTGGCAAAATAGGTCGGCGAGAACAACTTCACCGTCCCAGTTCCGTTGGCGGCGATGTCCTCTTGGGTAAATCCGATGGCGAGAGTCGCCCCGGTCACAGCGGCCTGCACCTGCCCCGCCGTGCTGGTCGGCTGAACCGCACGATAGGCGGAGACAGCCGTTGCGCCTACGCTAAAGGTCTTGAAAAATCCATCAACTTGAGTGCCCATTGTATTTGTATCCTTTGTTAGATGTTCTTAATACCACGAGACAGAGCCTCACGATATTCGTTGGGGTTGGAGAGCATAACAGCCTTCATGGCCGTCAGCTTTGAAGTCTTGTATTCGGGGTGAGCCGCCACAAGAGCCTCGAAGTTTTTCGGCTCCTCTTTCTTTGCGGGAGCCTCCTCGATCACCGGGGAAGCGGGAACAGGCTTGATGCCGAACTCGGTGAGAACTTTCTTCACCACTTCGGACATATCAACCTTTTCGTCCTCTTTTTCCTTCGGCTCAACCTCGACCTCGATCTTGGGAGCCTCGGCCATTTTCTCTTCTTTCTTTTCCTCATCCTTGGGCTTCATGGCCTCTTCGAGAGCGGCCAGACGCACCTTGATGTCCTCGACTTCTTTTCCGTAATCTTTGTTTTCCATTGATTTCTCCTCTTTTGTCAAACTTTCGCCTTCAACTTGGGCTTCGGGCAAATCCACCGGGATCGGCTTGCCGCCAACCATATATCCCATTTTGATTGTTCCACCCGAACACTTGGTTTGGGTTTCGGCAAATTTCTGCATGAACTTAACCATTTCCTCGAAAAGCCCGTTGGTTGCCGCAGGGCTACTTACTAGGTCGGCGGAAGCGATGGATTGGGGTCGGATGTAGTCCTTGCCGTTGATGGTTTCGGACTCATTCACGAAAGCCAAGGAAACGCCGAACTGGTCGGGAGCCTCTGCGGCCATCTCTTTGATGAGGCCATAATGAGGGGAGTTGCGGAGCAGGCGAAGGTCGGCAACCAGCTTGTCGCCTTCGATGCGGGGGTTCCGGGCGAATCCCACAACCGCATCCAGCCCGGTTCCGTGGTTCATCTTCACCTTCACGCCGTTCTTTGCGGTCTTCATAATGCTAAGAGCAGATTCTAGGCTTTTCTTATCCACGAACAAATCATGCCCCTTCGCCTCGCCCACCTCTAGGATTGATACTCCCCCTAGTTCTAGCTCTGCCATTTCCTCATCTTCATCCCGGTAAGTACGATAGGCAACCGCCGCCCTCTGTGATTCATCGGGAAAATCGCTGATGGCTTGCTCGTTGCCCATAAAGCGGGAAACAAAGTCTTGTTCTGATTCGTCTCCTCTTGGGGTGGGTAGGGGCATAAATTCCTTTTTTATGTCAAAGAAGGTCGCCGTCAGCCTTGCGATACGATTCCTTGACTTCTCCCCCGCCAGCCATCTTTAGAAACTTGTTCACCCTAGCCATTGCCCAAGCGTTGCGGGAGTTAGGTTGCCCTCCGCTGATGGTAGGGCGGAAGCTTGTTGAGAATGCCCCAGCCCCCCTTCTAAACACTTTCTTTAGCGTTCCAAGGCTGGGCACTTTCCTTTGTGGGTGTTCCTTAATAAACTCGGCAATCTTGTCCTTGAGTGCTTGTTCGTTGGCTTCTGAAATCTCAATATCCCCCGCCTTGCTTCTTGTGGCCGCTGTGCCTTCGGGGTTCTCCTTGGAGCCTTTGATTCGTTCCTTGGGAGGTGCGGGAGTTTGCGCCGCTGACTTGGGGCCGGGTCTTGCAAGCTCGGAAAATTCCTCATCCCTTGCGTTCATCTGCCTAACCACTTTTCTCGCCCAAGCATACCCAGCGTCCCCGCCCCACCCATTCCACGCTTGCCAACCCTTGCCCTGTTCATCCCAAGTTGCGCCCTTTTTATCGACTTCGTGCCTATCAAAGAAGGCTTTCATTCTGCGGATAGTATCGGGGGAGAGTTTTACCCCATTCATCAAATCCCTAGCTCTGGCGATGCCCACAGGGGTCATTCCCTTTTGGCTGGCTGGCTTGCCTTCCCTAACATCCAAAGCCCTTTTAGCGGCATCTCTGGCTCCTTGTGGGGGCGTAAAGTCTATCCCATCGTATTTGCCCAATTCAATCCCGCCCATCATCCCGGCGATGAGCATTTTAAGTTCTGCGTGATTTAGAAACTCTAGCGGGTTTTCAGATTCTTTTTTTTTAACTTCTAGGTTTTCGGAAGAAGGCTCGATAGGCTCGACTGGTTCTGGTTCGTCTCCGCTTTCTGGCTCTTCGCCTTCATCGCTTTCTGGCGGCTCAATCTGTGGGGCGGGTGCTGGCAACATCGGCTCTGGCTTGGCGGGAGGAACCACATCGGAAATTGTCTCGGCGGGAACACCATATTCTTTTGCCAAGTCTTGAATGGCTTTCGCCTCGATTGCTCTTTGGCGCATCGAAGCCTCCCAATCGGCTCCACGCTCTGCATAGATGTCGGAGCCTGTGCGAAGTCCGCTCTTAAACTCTGCGATGGAACTTGCAGATTCCCGCCCTAAATCAATGGAAACATTCGCCCCGAAATTGAAAATGCCCCTAGTGGTTTTCCCGCCTTCGTTGCCTTGAATCATTCCCCTCGCCACCGCATCGGCAATTACAATGTTCTTAATTGGACGAAGCACCTTGTCATTCAAAAGATTCTGGTAGCGTTTGAAGGTGCGCCCTGCCTGTTGCATTTCCAGCCGTGCGGTCGGGCCGGACATTGCGGAAGGATCAACCGCAAAGGAATAGGGGATGCCAAGCCCAAGGCAGATATTCCGCATCAAAACCTTGTGGAACTCAATAAACGCCCCGCTGGGTCGGCTTGGGCCGTTGGGGAAAATAATGTCCTCGCCCGGTTCCAAGTAAGAGATTTTGCCCGATTCAATGGTTTCAAGTTTAATTTGGTTTCCGCTTAAATCCTCATCGGTGGAAAGCGTGGAAAGGTCGGCGGCGTTGTTATTGTTTCTTTTTACGATTCCGCTTTGTGCGCTCGCAACCCTAGCGGCCATCTTTTCATAGTTGGTAATATCGTAAGCGTCTTGGGCATCATTGATCGCTGTATGGAAAGCGGAGATGCCCCGATATTGGTCAATCCGTAGCGGGTCAAAAAGGTGGAAGGCTTGGCTTGCGGGTATCGTTAATTGATATGTATAAAAATCCCCGATGCTTCGGTTGTAAATATCGTAAGCGGTAGGTGCGCCAGAATTGCGGTCAATATGGATTCCGCCAATAAGTTCTAGGCTGGTATAAACCTTGAACGGATCGCCAAGCCTGTCTGCTTCGATGCCTTGGATTTTTAGGTCGCCGTTGGAATCACGAACCAAAACGAAAAGAAAATCGCCATCCCGCAACATGGACATAACCGCCACTTGCATAAGCGTTGAGCCTGTGTGCCTAGTCGAAATATCGCACTTGTCCCACCATTCATTCCAAAAGGCTTCGACCTCGGTATTGACTTGGGGGTTTTGCGTTCTCGCTTGGTAGCTGATGGTTCCCGCAACATGACCTGCAAACTTTAGAAGTAGCGAGCGAACAAGGCCAACATTCTCGGCCAAGTCCCTCGCCCTTTTCATTAGCTCTACCCGATCATAATTGGAGCGATAATCTTCCGCCCCGGAAAGCGAACTCGGCCCCTTGCGCTCCCGGCTATATTTTACGGCATCATATTCGAAGTTCTTTAGCTTTTGGCGGGCAACCAAGCGATCCACCGCCCTCTGCGGATTGACGAAGGCGATTGCCTTATCAATCAGATTCAACTCGGCTTTTTTCTTCACGGCCCGAACTTGGCGTAGGTGGTAAGCACTCTGGAACCATCTGCCAGCTTGATTGCATAAGTCAATTCTTCAATCGTGTCCCTGACTTCGCCAAGATTGGCACGGCTGAAAGACCTTCCGCCGATTGAATAAGACGCTCCGGCTACCGCAATCGCTTCTAGGCACTCAAGATACTTTGTGCGGAGACTCGTTAGGGTAGCTACGGGTAGCCCGACAAATGAACCCCTAGCCATAAAAATCCCCTCCTATGTCAAAATTATTCAACGATTTCCTCCTGCTCCAAGTCTGCCGCCGTGACCCTTAACTTTCCGTGGAGAGCCGCCCCTACAATGTTCATACATTCGGCATCCATTAAGTGATTGTTTTTCCCAACCTGCTTCCAAACCATTCGCTCCCTGCCTGTGAGGGGGTTCTTGACCTTGACCTTTGCCTCTGCGTTCAAATGTTCAAAATACACAAGGGGGGTATCTTGAGCTACCCAGCCATCAGTTTTCAAGAAGCTGGAAAGGATGTCTTTGATTGATGGGTTCGACCATCTCCATACCGGGCAAAGTTTCCACTTCCACCCATCCTTGCTCATCGTTTGCTTTCCGCTGAAGGGATCGCCATTGGCAATTCTGGCGTAGGGGCGTTGAACCTTGGCGTTCCCCACGATCTCGGAGAAGCTCGATTTGTCGGAACCGACTAGGGCTATCCATCCGTTCTTACAACAATTCAAATAAACATCCCTAGTTTGGTCGCCTGAATCGCAAAAGACGGCGGCTGGCTTCACCCCAAACTCCTCGGCCTTGGCTTGGATGTCCCCCCAAGTCTCAAGCCTCCCCGCCCATATCAACCTAGATTTTCCTTCGTTATCCCAAGCCCTAACGATTGCCCAAGCGTGGAAGCCCCCTGCCTCTTGGATATCGCAAGACATAACAGGGAACTCGCCCATCCGAACCTCGCCCATCTTATAGGCTCCGGGCTTTATTTCGATGCGTTCTGTTTCGTGTTCCAACCAAGGCTCGGCCAAGATGCGGTTCACAAAATCCTGTAATCCCAAGATTCCATTTTTATCTTGTAGCCATTTGACCGCTAGGCTTCCGAAAGTCACCCAAGGGGCGTATAGGCCATTAAGGTGATAGCTTCTTCGATTGGGTTCTCCCTTGGGATTGGTTGCAACCCATTCCCCATCCCGAAGCATCTTGGTCTTTTGGCCGTCCCGAATTTGCCCCTTGCACTCTACACATTCATAATAAGCCGAGGATTTCACAAGCCCAAAGTCATATTCCGTATCGCTTAATTTTGCGGCCTTGTCCCATTTTACCTGTTCCCAAATAAGTTTCTGCTTGTGCCCACAATGCGGGCAGGGAACGAAATAAAACCGCATATCCCCCTTGAGCCATTCCGCCCAAATAATTGAGTCTGCCGTGGTCGGCGTGCTGGTTGAAATAATTAGGTGATTGGGATAGGTCGCAACTCTCGCCTCTGCTAGTTGTAATGCTCCGGCTTCTTTCGATGAGGAGCCATCGGAAAACTTGTCGACTTCATCGAGCATAAGAAGCGAAACTGACCGACTGGAAAGATTGGCAGGGCTGTTCGACCCAACAAACCATAGGGACATTTTCTGGAAGTGTTGCTCTAGGATTTTTATTTTATCGGTATCAATCGGGCGTTCCTTTGCTAAGGCGGGGCAATCGTCCACCATCGGGAGCCAGCGGGTTTCGCTAAAGCTTCTCGCCAGTTGCTCGCTAGGCATCACCCACAAAGAAGGACAAGGACGCTCTGCCAAACGATAGGCTAGGCCAGCAAGGATCGTGGTTGTCTTGGATGTCTGCGCTCCCCATACAAGCGTCACCCTGCGAATCGAATCATTTCCAAAAGCCTCAAGCGGTTCCCGAACATAGGGCGTGAGCGCAGTTGAGTAAGGGCCGGGAATATTTGTTACCCTAGCTGAGAGGGTTAAGTTTTCCTCGCACCATTCGGGAATGGAAAGTTTTTTCCTTGGAAGGAATAGCTCTTGAATAAATCCATCTGTCTTCATTCATGCCAACTCAAGTTCCATTTGCGCTGTGGCGTTTTGTAAAAATGAGCAGGCTTGGTTAAAGTAGCTTTCTTTTAATTCTGCGCCAATAAAGCCCCTGCCCATTTTAAGGGATTGATAGCCCTCACTCCCGATTCCCGCAAAGGGTGAGAATATGGTATCTCCGGGGTTGCTCCACATAACAAGGCATCGCTCAATAACATCTAGCTGAAGCGGGCAAATATGCCTTTCGTCTTGTTCATCTCTTGCCATTTCCCCATTCAATACCTTTCCTTGGTCTATGGTTTTCCAAACTGGGGACGCCCATTCTTGCCATTGATCTAGCGGAAAATCCTCTGGCGTGTGGGTGATAGGCTCTTTGTTTTCTCCGGGCTTTCTGAAAATTAGCATATATTCGGGAGACCCAGTCCTAGAGTCGGATGAGTCTGTCCGAAGGGTTTTATATAAAAGCCCATGTGCCTTGGTTCTTTGCATCTCAACTACTGGGTCTTTCCAGATTGTGATCCTAGAATGAAAGTGCCATCCAGCCCCACGGAAAGCCCTAACAATATCCCCGGAAAAATCCTGATATTCAATCTTTCCATGCTTCCATTTTGTCGAAAGCAGGTCGTTGCAATGAACACAAGCCATCCGCCCCGCCTTTGTGATTCTTAAAAGCTCATCAATCAAATATCTAAACTGCTGGGCAAACTCATCCTTATTATTGCAATTTCCCATATCTTGAGGGTCGGACGAATAGGTAAAAAGGTCGGCAAAAGGCGGAGAGAAAATTGAACAATCTATGGATTCTTCATTTAGGGTTTTGGCGACCCTTACGCAATCTCCGTGATAAAGCTCCCAGCCATTGCCTGTTTTCTTGTGAATGTCGATTTTCATTGTTTTTGGTTTTTCTCCTTTTCTTAAAGATAGGGCGGCTATCTTCATTTGTTCCTGCATTTTTTGATGTTGTCCTATTTTTTTGTTTATAGCCTGCAAGATTGCCCCCTCGGTTCGAGCCTGCACGATATAGGCATTTACTGGTTTCGTTTGACCAAATCTATAAGACCGCCGAAGGGCTTGGTAAAAATCCTCGAAAGAATAGCTCAATCCAACAAAGGCCACATTTCGGCAATGTTGCCAATTTAGGCCGTATCCGCAGATTGAGGGCTTGCTGATAATTACCCTCGCCTTGCCCGATGAAAAGTCCTCAAGCCTTTTTTCCTTCTTTTCTGGCGCATCGCTTCCCCTTATTTCGATTGCGTCTGGAATAATGGCCTTTAGTTCGTCTGCTTCGACATTCGTATTGCACCATACGATCCAAGTCTCTTTTGATTTATTGACCAATTCCGCCACGGCCTCGGCTCTTTGTTTTGCTGTTTCTCGCAATTCTCGATGCATCGTGGTGGCGGATAGTGTTGCGTTCTTGAAAAGCTCATCCCCGCTTCCCCTTTCATCCACTTCAACAAGTATAGTTTTTAGGTTTAATTTTGGCAAAATATAGCCATCGTCTGAAAATCCAATATCGCTTGGTTTTGATATGCAAGCCGCCCAAGAGCCAAGCCATGCCCAAAAAGCCGATTCTGCGTGGCCTTTTAGCCTCCAAGTCCCAGTATCAAAGGTGTCGTTAATAAAATAAGTGGCGAGCATTTGGGCTGGTGAGCATATCCCCAAGAAGTCGGCGTGTTGGCCTATTTCGGTAAAATCATTTGGGCTTGGGGTGGCGGTGCAACAAAGGCGATATGGTGTTGAGGCGAATCTATTGGTCAGCGCAATTCTGGTTTTCCCGCTGAAATTTTTAAGGATGCTGGATTCATCCAGCACAACCCCGGAAAACTCCACCCCATCGAAAAGATCTAGTTTTTCATAATTTGTTACGCTGATTCCCGGCTTAATTTCTGCTGGGCTATGAATATGATTCGCCCTTATTCCGAACTTCTCGCCCTCTCGAATTGTCTGCTCGGCAACCGCAAGCGGAGTCAAAATCAAAACATTCCCGCCAGTATGCTCCGATACTTGCCTTGCCCATTCTAGCTGTTGAGGGGTTTTGCCAAGACCGCAATCTTCAAATAGAGCGCACCTGCCTTGCCGAATTGCCCAATTTACAATGTGCTTTTGCCAATCAAAAAGAGGAGCCTTTATTGGCTTTGGCGAAAACCCGGCCTCTGGGGTATTTTTGATCTTGGCTTGTATTAGCTCATCGTAGGATTTCATTGTTCGTTTTTAATTTGGCCGCAAGGCCAAGTCAAGGGTTTATTTATCGTAGGAGCATATAGCCCTTCGCATAGGCTTCCATTGGGTTCTTGTGAATCCAGTCGTGGCAAGTCATACAGATTGCCATAAAATATTCCTTTTCATTTAGCCTTGCCCCGAATCTTCCACGCTTATGGTGGATTTGGGTTGCTTTCTTTCCGCAGATTTCGCAAGAGGGATTCTGCTCTAAATACCATTCCCGAAGCCAAGTATAAGCCCGATTTTCCCTTGCTCTTTTCTTGGAGACAGCCCGAAGCCTTCCGCCCCTTTTCAATGGGGTTTTGCGTTTAAGGGGGGAGCGTTTCATGCTTTTTTTCTGGAGAGCCGCCAGACCAAATACCTTTTTTTGATTTCTGGTCATACACATAAAAACCATAATATTTTTTACCGTAATCTGCGTGAGTGAATCCTGTAATTGGATTTATGATTTCCTCAATTTCCTGACCATCTTGCCATAACACATATTCAAGTATCTGATGGCTTGGTGCGCCAAATTCTTTTATAAATTTTTCGGCATCTTTTCTTGTCTCAAAGACAGCTTTGGGGTGCGCTTCCCAAAATGGTGATACTAAATAAACTTTTTTCATTCGCTTAAAGAAAGAATTACACAACACAACGCAAAGAAGCCAAGAAAAATCACAAGGGGGTCGTTCATTTGAAAGCCCCCTCTGCCTTTTGAATAGCAATGAAGATTTGATTCACGGCATCCTCGATTGCTTGCTTGGCGCATTCCGGGTCGGAGGGGTTTGCCCTCGAACAGATACTTGATGGCATTGCATCCAATAATGCACGAATGCCCCCAAGGTATTTCGTGTAAGTTTCTTGAACTTCGTTAATCGAAACTGTTTGTCGAAGGTGAGCCTGTTCCGCATGGTGGTCTAGCTCCGCTTGCCTGACTGCTTTTTGCGCCTCTCGGTAGGTGTGGATGGCGGCTCTGGTTTGGATTGGGTTTTCTTGCTTCCCTGCTCGCACCATCTGATTGAAGGCAACAATCTCCATGTTTTGCGCCCGAAGGAGCCGACCAAGGGTCGAGATGGCTTTGTAGTCATCGTCAGAGAAATCTTGAGATTCTGAGCCGTCTTTTTTTAGGGGCGGGGCGGATCGAAGACTTGCCTTCTGGTTTTGCATCCTCCATTTCAAGGCATCGGCCTCGGAGGTAAGGGGCATCCCTCTTTTCACAAGCTCCGAAATCATGGCCTTGGAAAGCCCCCATTTTCCGACTAGCTCTGTTTGTTTTATCATTCATCAAAGGGGTCGGCCACAAGCCTCGCATTTTTCCCCACCCTCTATGGTTTCTTTTTCCTCTGGTTTTGTCTGCTCCATCAATTCAGCCAACTCCTCCATCGCAAACCCAGTCACATCCAAGTCAATTTCGCCTGTATCAATTTCTTCGAGGATGTCTTTCAAGGCTGGTAGGTCGAACTCGCCACTTAATTTATTGAGCGCAATGTTGGCCGCTTTTTCATGCGCCTCATCCAGCCAAACCGCCCAAACCTCAACCTCCTCTTTTTGTAAGGCTTGGTAGCATTTCAACCGCTGATGGCCGCCCACAATGTTCCCGGTCTTGGCGTTCCAAGTGATCGGTTGAAGGTTCCCAAGCTCGCTCAAGCTTTTCGTGAGCCTTCCCAACGCATCGGAAGAAATTTTTCTTGGGTTGTATTTTGCTGGTGAAAGCTCGCTGATTTTTTTTGTGATTAGGCAGGGGTATTTCATTTGGTCTTAAAACTTACAAAAGTTTTCCTTTCATAACTTTGTTCACTTCAACATTTTACAATGAACTCGCACAAAATGATCGCGAGCGGAACC